GATGATGATGACTTTATGCTTTGCCTCAGACGATAAAGAGACCGTAGACGCAAAGTTCTTCGCATTGTTCCTAACAGTGTCAAGAAACCTGCCTTCATCCGATCCGTTAATGACATAAGAATCTACACCCAATTGCTTACAAAGTGCTTTAGCAACTGTAGTCTTCCCACATCCTGCTGGACCAGCAAGAAGTAGGTTAGGCACTTCACCCTTATTTAGAAATTCTAAGAAGGTTTTCTTAGTCTGTTCTGGTAAAATACAATCTTCAATCTTTTGAGGTCGATACTTCTCAACCCACAAAAATTCATCTCTCATAATTTAGATCCAATCTGGTTTTCTGGATGGGTCACGTAAATAATTAGATGCAACCCAAGGTTTGCTGCTAATGTAATTTTTGTAAGCAGTAAAAGTGTCAATGCTTGTGTCATGTTTATACTCATCTGGCATTGCCCTCGTAAATGATTTTGGTCTAACCCTGTCCGTATCAATAAAAGGGATAATACATCCTGCTTCTAGTATAGTTTTTTCACAACTATGAACTTTGCCATAACGATCACTATACTCTTTACACAATGCCATTCCATGTCGGAGTAGCCATGCCATATTTACTATAGACTCATTTGCCCATATTGTACAGGGGTGATTGCGAAATGCACCCTTCTCTGTTTTGTATGGTTCACCATTGATACGATGTATCTGACCATAACCATGACCCCATTTGTTAGAGCAAACAATAGCAAGCATCTGACATGTTTCTAATGGCATCTTTACTATATGCTTATCAGGCAGTACATGTGCAGATGTTACAGGGTCTGGGTCGGTAACAAAAATGTTCATAATGATCTATCACAAGTCCACTTATTAAGGTGGATAGTTTGGAAACGTATCTTTAAGTATTCTATTGCTGCTAGTGGATTAGCGTTACTATTACAAGTAAAAATGTCACACTTTGCAATACCTTTCTCTGGCCAAGTATGAATACTGATATGACTTTCTGCTAATAAAGCATATGCAGTCACACCTTGTGGTTCAAATTTATGAGTTTCCACTTTGAGAATTTTGCATCCTGCTATTTCTGCTGCTCCTTCTAAACTGAACTTTATGTAAAGTTCATTATCTAAAATGTCAAATGGACATTTTTCAAAATCAAATAAAACGTGTTTCATAATGAATTCCAGTGACGGATTACCCCTGCAACAATAACACAGTTGGTAGTGAGATAAGAAAAGAAAATAATAGAACGTACCAAAACAATGTAGTTGTCGTATCGTTTAGTCTTTTCGTCAGAGAAGCTACCCAACGCATACTTCCAAATCCTCCATGCTTTCTTCATGCATCAAACAATGCATGTTTTGATGTACCTGCATTGTCATTTGATATGTTTCCTATACCAGTCTCTTCAGTTTCTTCTAACTCATAACTCCAATCTTCGATGACAGTATTAGAAAGCATCCTATCAGATAAAAGATCCATCTCTTCTCTTGCTATCTCTTCACTCTCTGCATCAAACCAAAAGTCTATTGCTTTACCAATCCTCAACAAATGAGGTTTAAGATTAGGTGCAACTAAATGTGTATTTTTCATCACTGCGTTACCAGCAGCATCAGATACAGACCCTCTAAGTCTGACAAAAACTAGTGCTTTAAATCTCATCATAGGTTGTGTCCTGCTGATCTTCCTAATGAATTGGATCCACCTTTCCACTCCTTTTTCTCATAATCAAAATCAGGATGTGGTGGAGTAGGCACAACAGGATTTTTAGTTTTGTTCTTAATAACTATAAACTTATCTGCTGCAAATGTGCCAGCAAGTTGAACTTCAATCTCATCACCATCTTTCCAGTTGGTTTCACCATTCATTTTGGTGTGAGTCATTGCTAATTGAATTTCATCAATTACTTTTTGTGTTAGTCTCATTCCCAGTTTACCCTCAAAACAACATATCCTGCTAATACTAATCCAGTACCCATTAGTGCAGGAAAAATCCAAGGAAGTACTGTAAGAAGATGAACAATTTGTACAGTAATTATACCATAGAAAATGTACATAATCCACATACCAATTTTATTATGCCTACTCCCACGTTTATAGGGATGGCATCCAATAGGACCAGAATCCCATCCATCTTGCATATAATCCTTAGTAGGAATTTCTTTACTCATAGTACAGGATACTCTTCGTTTCTTACAAATTTGGTTTTCTTTGTTTTAAAATCATCCATCAATCTACTAACTTGTAACCTATCAAGACCTGCAAGATGTTGACAGTTCTCTAAACAACGGTAGATACATTCTCTATCAGAAATGGGTGGAGAAATCTCCCACCCATCCTTATCATAATATTTTTTACCCTTAGTGACTTGTGCCTCTACGTGTCCAAGATCTTGTTTTTTGGAAGGGTTCTTATAATTATGATCTATCATTTTTTAAACACACCTAACTTTGATAGTAACCATAGAGTAACTAGTGTCCATCCTATAACATACCACATGATTACCCAAATGTAGAATCAGGTTCCAGTGCGATGAAGTAAGTTAAATCACAATCCGTATTACTAAATTTAGATAATAGTTTTTGTGATACAACTACATTGTAAGTACCAGGTAGAATTTTGATATTCTCTACTTTAAAATTGAAAGTAAAGTTTGAATCTGTTTCTCCAACAGTTATAGCAAAATCATTGGATGTAACATTTTTTCTATCTCGAACAAGAATTTTGACAACACCGTTTCCACCAATTACAGATAAATCGGGAAGTTGATAGATACCTGCTGCTTTGAGAAGTTTGTCTAATTGATCAGTCTTTAACTGAAATGATACATCTTCGCTAGGAAGATTAAATGTCCTATCGGGTGGTGTGACAATAGCTAGAGGATCAGCAAAGAAATACTTTGACCTCATTTTACCTTCCTTAATGACAACATACTCATCATTAACAAAATCTAATTCAGGACTTTGGTGTAAATCAATACCATTTAAGAATTGACTTAAATCATAGATACCAAAATCTTTAGGTATTTCCTCAGTAATTGTTACTTCTGCAAGAATATTCTTCATCACACTAATAGTACGAAGTCTATTACCTTGCTTAAAGAGAATGGATTGATTAATCTCTTTAAAGTTTTTTAGAACATCAAGTGTGTTTTTAGAAAGTTTCATAACCACGGGTAGTTGTTTCTTTTAGTTGCCCACTGAAGTGATAAAGTAGGAGTGAATAGTGTAGTGCTTTTAGTATATCACGTTTTGCTTGTCCCTTCTTATCATAGCGACTTAGATACTTGATTGCATTAGAACGGCAGAATGATTCTGCATCTCCTACGGATTCAATAAGGTCAAGTGTCTGAACGTTATTATTGTCAGAAGTATAATGTCCACCGTAAGTGGTAGAAATATAATCCTGAAGAGCTTTGATGGACTCATCTTCTTTATACTTTCTAATACTATCATCTTCTATCCCTGAAGAAACTGGTTTATCAATAAGATGTGCTATTGAATCATCATTGTCTGAGAATGCAGTAAATGCTGATGGAGAATCATCAGGCATAGTGATATTCAAAGTTTCATATTCATCAAAATCAACAGTATAATTGCTAGTATCAATACTAACGTTTGTTATATCATCAAGATTGATATCACCAATAGAAGCAGTATTACCTGCTCCTACATTAAAAATTTCCTCACTCATTTCATCATCTCCATAAAGTTCGTCATAAAGTAAGCTCCATGCATTAATCATACCTCAACTCTCCTTACTTGGCAAGTCAAAGTCAGCATCAACTTTATCATATAGTTCAATGAATGCTTGCTTTGTTTCATCATCGAAACGATTAACACATACCTGTATTGCTTTTGCCTTATCATTAAAGATTGAGAAAGCACGAACAATGTGAACTAGACGACGAGTGCTGATGATCTCTTCAATACCACCATCATAGAATGTTTTACGGATAATGTCACCCCAATCAACCAAACGATTAATAAAGTCAATATCTGTAACACCAAGATTAGCAGCAATACCGCCAAGTATTTTCTTCTCTATTGCAACAGATGGATACTCTTGTTCAAAAGTTACAGGAAATCTTTCAAGGAATGCTTCATTAAGAACATTAGTACCAATGAATCTACCATCGTCAGAACCTTTACCCTTCGTGTTAGCAGTCGCAACAACATTGAACCCTGCTTTGGGTTGAACAAACCTACCAATCTTCTTAAGGAAAATACCCTTACCTTCAAGGATAGGTTGTAAACATAGAATCTTGTTAGATGCTAAGTCAATCTCATCTAGAAGGAGGATAGCTCCCCTCTCCAAAGCTTCGGTGACGGGTCCATTATGCCAAACAGTATTCCCATCAATAAGACGAAAGCCACCAATAAGATCATCTTCATCGGTTTCAATTGTAATATTTACTCTAATTAACTCTCTATTTAGTTGAGAACATGCCTGTTCTACACTAAAAGTTTTACCGTTACCAGATAATCCTGTAATAAATGTAGGATAAAAGTGCTTAGATTGTAGGATTTTTTTAAGGTCAGCGAAAGGACCAAACTTAACAAAGGTAGCATCCTTTTCTGGAACTAAGTTTTGTTGAGTAGATGGTTCCACAGCAGGAGCACTGAAAGATTTTTCGATGGTCTCAACTGCCTTTGTGGTAATTTCTAGATTCCACTTACCACGACCAACAGAATACTGTTTGATTTTCTTAGTGACGGTTTGATAAGCAATGTCATTAGCAGCACAGAATCCACGGATATCTGCTGCTGTAAACTCCTTTCCATATGTACTTCTCAAACCATCAATGATTTCTTCTTGTGTCATTTTAATCTCAAAGGTCATGATGTAATTCGTTTTCGATATACCTATATTACATCAAAAAGGGGTCAACATGACCCCTAGTGGACAGTTATTTTATTGACTTTTGTTTTGTAAAAAACTCACTCATAGAGGATTGTAATTGACCTTCATTTTCTTTAGGATCGAGTTTATCGTATCCCCTCACCTTCTTCCATTGATTATACAAAGCACCTAACACCCATGATTGAGATAAACTTTTAGGTCCATTCTCCAATAGTTCAAGATGTCTTTTGTTACTTGTGTAACTCTTGTATTCTTCTCTCCAATTAGAATCGTTATATTTTTTGGACATTTTCGGAACCTCCTTCAAAATCATGGATACTTTCTGAACCACCTATTGCAAAGGGATTATACTTTGCAGTAGCCATTCTATACATTTTTTCATGCATTGTCACTATCTCTTCAGCACTCTTCTCATAATCAGGTGTTGATTCATGCCTTGATGAATACTTAGCATCATCTGTTGCTATTGGCATGGTGTCCAATGGATTTGTATATTTCTTTTTTTTATTAGGACTAGCAAAAATACTTTTAATATTTTGCGTTAACGAATTCAAAATGCTCATAATTTTATCCATAGGTGTAAGTTTTTCCTTTTATACGGGTATCATTTTCTCCAGTTCTACCTGGTTTCATTTTACCGATAGGAATATTTCTTTTGGGCAGTCCTCCCTTTCTTGTACGTTTAAGTGTAGCACCTCCACCACCTTTTGTCTGGGTGATAACCGCATCTTGTCCATACTTTCTTCCCAAATTCTTTATTGCTTTCTTAAACTTTCTCTTACCCATCTTACCAGAAGTGACAACGTGACTACGTTCTTTAACTTTGGTTTCTTTACCAGTCTTATCATCCTTCTCAGTGTATCTACCAGTTACCTTAGTAGCACCTGGTAAACCACGACCACGAATATCTTTATCTAATTGCTTTGCTCTTGCCTGATTTTGTTTTCTAGATTTGTCACCACGACTTCCAGAAAGAACTGCCATTCCTCCTTTATCAGACTTAGATTTAATTCTACTTAAACTACTTTCTTCTAAAAATTCTTTAAAAGTCTTCATTATCAGTAACACTATTATAATAGTATTTATTCTCTCTTACTCTTAACATAATTCCATGATGTTCTAAAAGAGAAATTTTTTCATCTGTCATCTCTTTACTATAGAAAATAACAGGTTGTTCTTTACAATCTCCACTCATTTTTTTTCCTCCTCATGAATTGGATTACCTAATGATAGATAATCAAGTTGTGTTTTAAGAAATTTAATTTCTTTTTTTAACTTATTCTTTTCACTATTCAATTTTTCGATTTCTTGCTCGTAAACAATAATCATTTGCTCTAATCGAAGGACATCATTTTCTAAATCCCATCGTGGTTTGGGATATGGGTTGTTCATGGTGGGGTTTCCGAATAATTATTTACCCATTTAATGTTCTCTTTACGATTTCTTTCTAATTTCAATTGCCTTTTAAATTCAAAATCAAGAGTGCTTAAAGCATCTCTTAAATGATGCTCATATTCATTACCCTCTATCAAATCTGATAGATGGGCAGTGTGTTCTAAGGCAAATACTAACTTTGTTTCATTATTCATATTCATTTTTTCTTCCTCACAGGAACCTCAATTGTCCATGATGGTGATTCTAATTTAACCATCTTAAATTGTTGTCTGTTTTTCTCATAAGTAAGGGCAGGTTCATCACCAGCAGTCTCACCATAGTGGGCTTTGTTTGGATCTTTTAAACCCATATAATCTAGGATAGCACCATCCACCATAAACCAAAGTGCATCCCAAGTGATAGTTTCTCTTAGTTTAACTGCAATTCTATCTATATCCTCTCCATCAAGATACTCACCAGATGCTACAGCATTTGAGTAATCCTCATACTGAGACAAGAGTTTTGCCCTCGTTTCTACCAACCTGTTGAGGTTGATAGTAATCTTTACACTGTCATCAATTTCCATAATTAAACCACCAAAGAGATAAATTCGCCAAGAACTTTTTTGTTTAGTTTCTTGGTCTTAAGAGATTTCACAAATGCTTTTTTAATTTGTGCTTTTGTTGCATCTTCATCAACATCAAACTCGGAGTCTTCTGCGAGAGCATTAGATGACATACCAAAGTATGCATCATATCCTTTTAGGTGCTTCATACAGAAACTTTTATTTCTTCTCCACTCTTTATCAAGTTTATCATAATCTTCGTAACTTGCATAATGTCTCATGAAGTATCTTCCCTCACGAGGTGCTACGATACGAATGCCAATGAAGTTTGTTGTTGGAAATTTGTCCTTTAAGTTTTGAATTAAAGTTTGTGTAAATGAAGTATAACTATGACCAAAATCATATACCTTCCCTAGTTTGCGATCACGAAGAAAAGCATTACTACCAATTCCACGTTGCCCTAATCTTGGATCATCTTCCCATGAACGATGAACAACCTTATGATAAGGTATTGTATGAGACTCACCATCCGTAAGAATAATGCATTGAACCTTTTCTAAAGAGTGCTTCTTCTGGAACTGAGGTAGGATTTTATGTAAGCATAAGATACTCTCATTCAATGGTGTTGCTGATAAACACATCTTCTCAGGATAACGATAGCGAGTATTGTAACTAAATGAACCAGCAATCCTCCAGATATTAATCATCTGATGCTCTAGTGTTGCTGTATTCACATCACTAGTAAAGATGTTCATTAGAGTGAAGTCATCACTAACAAAAAACTCATACTCTTTTGGATCATAGTATGGTTTATGAGGTGTGGGTATTCCTTCTTCTTTCTCATAGTCCCATCCAGAACGCTTCCACTCATTAGTAAAAGCATACACATCGAAAGGAATAGAAACTTTACGGCAGAACCAAATTAAATTATACAACTGCTTCAAAGTATCTTGAAGAACATGATTCATTGAACCAGACCAATCAAGTATAAAAATCAATCCATGATTTTTACCATCAGGTATTACACTTATCTTCTTGAATAAATCTTCATTGAACTTGTAAGTTTGAAGTTTAGTTGTATCAAGAACACCAGTTCTAGAAGTTGTCGCACGAGCATATGCACTTGCAGCTTTCTTACACTCAAACTCTTTTACCAAGTATGATACTTCTTTCTGAGCATCTTTCTTAAACTTAAGATAGTTTGAATCTTGCTTTGCAAAAATATCTTTACTATACATTGATTCAAGACCTACAGGAATTTGATTACCTTCTCCAAATCTTTCAGAAAATGCATCCTTCCATTTTTTCTGCTGATGAAACCACTCATAATCAATATACTCATGTATCTCTTGATTGGTAGCAATAATATTTTCTATGTTCAAGTCTGTTACTGTTACATAAGCATTCTCTATTGCATTCTCATTTACTAAGTCCTTGATTTTTTGAGAGGAGAATGCTTCTGTTTTTACTTCTAACTCATCTTCCTTTGAATCATCTTCTACTTGATTATTAGAAGAAGAATCATTAAGTGGAGTATTACCTTCAGGTGCAGAATTATCTTCTTCATCATCAACACCATCATCAGTATCAGCATCCAAATCCTCAAGAGGAGAGTTCATATCAAAATGCTGATTGTCCTCTGATGCTTCTGTAGGAGTTACCTCTGATTCTACCTTATGCTTCTCTATACAATACTCATATAGAATACGTGCTGCCTCTTTTACTTCTTCAAACGTTTCTGTCTTACCAATTAACGATACAATCTCCTTCTCACGAGTTGTAAAAGATACATCATGGAACGCACCAATCTTGTAATATAGATTAACCCTATCAGCAAGATTAAGAGAATCAACATCTTCATCTTCTATACCAAAAAAATCTGCTTGACTAAGTTCATTGTATGCTCTGTAGAAAGTTTTGGCAAGTCCAAGATACTTGCGTTTGATTAACTTCTCAATTCTTACATCCTCAACCACATTCATAAATTGTTGAGGAACATCCACATCCTTTGTCCAATCCTCATCAGGTGTGAATAATGCATGTCCGACCTCATGACCGACAAGCATATCATATACCGTATCGCTTGCCTTCTCCCATAAAGGTAGAGTTAGTGTTCTAGTGTGAACGTCAAATTGTGCTGTCTCAACCTGCTTATGCTCAACCACAATGTCCTCTGTGGCTAGAAGTTTAGCAAGTTGTGATTTGATTTCCTGCTTGACTGCCATGAACTTTGTTTCGTATGTACCTATAATAATACGAAACCCCTCGTTTCCGAGAGGTCATGTGACACTTCTTGAAGTGTTTTACTTTTTCTCTTGCAGACCTTAGTGCCTGTGGTTTAAGTTTTCGCTTCGGTGGTTTGCCCGAATTGTGCTGCCAGTTTTTTACGTTCATTTAATTTGACCGCATCCAAGATATTTATTGTAGGACACCATCCCAATTCCATGAGGTTTCTTGTGTCAGCACATAAACTGTCTGGTTCACCAGGCGTAATCTTTTTAATAGGCAAGTGTCTCATACCCATTGCTTTTGCCAAATCCAATACAGAAGTTTCTTCACCAGTACCAACATCAATAGCACCAGTATATGTGCTTGTAATCAGAATATCAATTGCTCTTGCAACATCGCTTACATGCACCCAATCTCTCTTGTGTAGAGTCAAATACTTTGCAGTATTCTCTTCTAGCATTCTATAGAGCATATCCTTTCTACTACCATGCTCTGCCCATACGTTAAAGAAACGCATTCCTACGCTGTTAGGAGGTGCTTGAACTTCATTTACCTTCTTAGTAATGGCATATGGGTTCATCCACCACCCATAAACTCCAGCAGAACTAGCATAAAGTAATCTAACATTCTTCTCTCTACAATAATTAAATATGGGTTTAGATTTCTCTACGTTATTATCCCAGAACTTCTGTGGGTTCTCTATACTATCTCGAAGAGCAGCAAATGCTGCTAAATGAATTACTACATCATAGTCTTCTTCTGGTGCTATAAAGTCTCCTATATCATCAGGAAAATCCATTCCATGAATAGAATCACCAAATTCTAAAACATACTTTAGATGATTATAAACATAGTTTCCTATAAAACCTTTGTGTCC